AGCCGATCCGTTGCTCGCGCTGGTTACGGTTCCTGAGGAGGTGCTGCCGGAAGCCGATCCGTTGCTCGCGCCGGTTACGGTTCCTGAGGAGGTGCTGCCGGAAGCCGATCCGTTGCTCGCGCTGGTTGCCGGTGCGCCGTTTAGCAATGGCAGCAGCTTGGCGTATGCCGGTGTGTCCCTGAAATAGATCGCATTGGCCAGCGGGGCGATTGTCGTGTCGTTTTTGGTGAGGGTTTCGACGAACGATTTGGATGCGCTGTATGTCTGGCCCTGGGTGATTGCATCCAGGGCTGATCGCTGCGTAATGTTCAGTAGCTTCAGTTGACTGACCGCGTCTGCAGCCGCATCAATCTGCGCCTGCGCCGATGTGGCCAGTGTGTCCAGCGGGGCGGACAGGCTGTTTAGCGCGGTCAGCGTATCCGACTGATACGTATTGGCCACGGCGGTGCCGCCCAGTTCGGTGAGTTTGCCCTGGACGGTGGCGTACTGGGTCGCATACTGAGCCGTTGGTCCCATGTAGGCCAGCATGGATTTGAGGTACTGATCGGCGGTGCCGGTAACCTGGTTCAGCAATTCGGTTTTTTCCGCCGGGGTTTTGGCGGCATTGAGCGCTGTCAGCAGGCTGTTGTATGCGGATTGCGCGGCGCGGTATTGCGTTTCCGGGCTGGCTACGGAATTTGCCGAAAAAACCAGATTTTTTGAATAATCCGCAATGTTTTTGTAGGCCCGAGTGAGCCCGTCGGCGACCTCTTTTTGCGCCTGGTAGTTGGCCAGTATCGCGGTTTGTGCGGCACCGATGCGGCTGAGTGCGTCGGCCTGTGTCGTGTCCTTTGTGATGGTGGTGAGACCAGAAATCGCCTCCCGCATAACAGCCGCAGTATCAACCGAAACGCCACTCACCTCGTTGATGGCCAGTGTCAGCGCGGTTTTGGCGTCAGTCACTGGCTGTCGAATCTGGTTGGCCAGGTTGCTGAACGCGCCCAGCAGGGATTCACCAACCGCTTCCATTGAGACGCCCAGGGTTTCGGCGTCGGCCGCAAATTGACGGAATTGTTTGCTGAGATCGGCGACCGCGCTGCCGACGGCGTCAGCTACACCGGCGGCAGCCTTCAGATTGCCGATGAGCGTATCTTTCAGGGCCTTTTCGGCGGACTGGCGGGCGGCTTCCAGGGTTTCCGGCTGGATGGCTTTGTAGACCAGACCCATTTTGTCGGCGAACTGTGCCAGCTCCCGATCTTTGGTGGTGATGGTTTTGATGGCCTGGTTGATGCCGGCGAGGGCATCGGCGGCATCCGTGCTGACTCCGGTCAGTTCGCCCAGGTTGGTTTGCAGGGCGCGGGTCAGGCTGGCGAACTGGGTCTGAACCGCTTCCAGCAGGTCGGCCTGGTAGGCGGTGCGGTCGGCGGCATTGGCCCGGCCTGGCAGCAGCGTGTTCAGGTTGTCGGAGTATTTCAGATACCGACGATTCAGATCAGCCAGGGCAGGGGCGTTTTCGCTGATGTCCCCCGTGAATATCCGAATTTTGTTGGCGCGGTTGTAGTTGGTACTGAGATCGTCGGCGGTTTCTGATAATTTGACGGCACCGCGAATCAGAGCGGAGTCAAATTGGCGTAATGTGTTTTCGCGCTTCAGGACGGAGACGATGAACCGATCAATGACCGAGCGAACCTGGGTATCGCCCGCCTTGACGGTCTGGTTGAAAAAGATACCGCTTTCGTCCTGGCCCCAGACGTTTAATTTATTGCCCCGCTGGTAGAGCGTAGCGTCAAACTGCCCCAGATTGATGCCAAAATTGCGCTCCATTTGCCGAAACGGTTGGTACAGCCCCTCGCCCAGGCTCATCAACGGGGCGGTTTTGCCGCCGTTTTTACGCCAGGAGTCCAGCAATTCCATGCGGTTGGCACCGCCTTCGTAGCGGAATTTGGTCTCCGCCTTGGGTGTTGAATTGAACAGGCTGGAAAAAATGGTTCCCAGGAACGCGCCCAAAATTGCGCCGATTGGCCCGGCCAATGAACCCAATTTGGCACCGAGAGCAGTACCGGCCAGTGCGCCACCGGCCATGCTGCCCGCAATGCCGCCAACAGCAGGAAACGCCATATTCGCAATTTTATTGGTGCCGGTGAATCCCAACAGGTTACCGAGCAAGCCGCCAGCGCCCCCCCATCCGGCGTTGGCAAATCCAGAGCCGATGACGCCAGCGGTTGCTGAACCCACGCCGATCTTGCCGAGTCCTGCGGTGACGAACCGGGCCAGTTGGTTGCTGGCGCCGAGGCTGGAGAATGAGAATCCGGAGGCACTGCCTGCTGCGGTTGGAGCGATGTTGGCCAGGCCAGAGGGCGTGACGGCGTTGATGCCCGCCTGGCCGGTGATGGAACCCAGGCCGCCCGTGGTGGCGACGGGCAATGTCCCGCCAGCGGCGGCGGCAGTGCTGCCGGTCAGTTGGGTGAGTGCGTTACTGGCGGCACCTGCGCCGGTACTGACTGCTGACAGGGTGTTGCCCAGGCTGTCCAGGCCGGGCGTGATGGCGGTGCTGATGCCGCTGGTCACTGCGGAGTTGAGGGGCACCAGTGCGGTGCCTGCGGCGGCTGCCCCGGCGGCGGCATTGGTGGTGGCACCGCCTTCCAGCCACGACGTGGCCCTGGTCAGGAGAGAGGTCAGGATGTCGCCGGAGCCGCTGCCGGGTGTTGTCGATCCGATACCCAGTGTTTGCAATAACTGGCCGGTCAGGGGTTTGGTGATGGCGGCGTGCGCCACTTCGGCCAGCGTGCTGCTCAACATTTTTTTGAGCGAACTGCCAACCGAGTTTTGCCCGCTGATTAAATCCTCCCACAAATTCTGGAACGTATCATCAATGCGCCGGGCGGCCGCTCTCCAGAGTTCGGCGTATTGGTCGGCACTCTGTTTGGCCTGGTCAATGACCCGCTGATACTGCTCGGTGGCGGTGGCCTCCTGTTGAATCGCTGCCTGAATGTCGGCCCGACCGGGCAGATCGCGTTCGGCTTGGAGGAGCCTTTGTTTCAGGTCGAGTTGGCGCTGGATTTGGTCGGCGGTAGCACCCTCGGCAGCCAGTCGCTGTGCCAAAATGGCGAGTTGTTCCCGATCGGCGGCAGAGCTTTGCAGTTGCGCCAGTTGGGCATCACCTCGGGCACGCTCGGCCTGCTGGAGCCGCTCCAGCGATGCGGTGGCATTATCGTACAGGGCGTTCAGTTCGCGCTGGTGATCGGACAGTTGGCCCGCGATTTTGGCGGCGTCGCTCCTGTCCTGGGTGGTTTGCAGCAATTGGCGGTCGTAGTCAATTTCCGCTTGCAGGCGTTCCTGATTCAGGACCCGTTGGTTTTCAATGTAGCGGGCCTCGATCTCGATCTGCTGTGCGCGATTGCTACCGGCGCGGATCAATTCGATGCGTTTTTCGGCGTCTGCCGTGTCCAGTAGTGCCTGGATTTGCCTCGCAGATGCGGCGCGGTTGTTTTCGATGGCCTGCGTGGCGGTTTGCAGGGCTTCGCGGTTGTCGCGTACTGCCGTGCTATTGGTTTTGCGGGCGGCGGTTTCCTGTTCCTTTTGGGCGATGAGCCGCAGACCCTGCTCAACGTATTTTGCGCTGGCCTCGGCGCTCAAACCTTTATCGCGGGCTTCCAGCGTCAACGCCTCGCGGTAGTCGCCGGATTGTTCAAGTAGTTTTTTGTACTGCTCTGACAGGGCGTCAGCGTCGGTTTTCCGCTGTTTCAGTACGTCCTGCGGAATGGTAGGCCCGGTGAAACCGCTGGTGTCGGCCTGGTTGTTGCGGAGGGCCGGCAGGGCGGAATCCATGCGCCTGGCCAGATCGGCCTGGTAGATTGTAGCCAGTTGATCGTCGCTGAATTGGCTCTCCGCCGGATCCGTCGCAACGTTTGATGCTCCCAGCAGATAGCCACCTCGCTGCCAGGTGCGGATGGCGGGGCCAACGGATTCGGGCAGACGGAACTCGCGCAACGACCGCAACGTTTCCGTCACGCCGTCGGCGACCACCTTCACCACCAGCGTAATCGGTTCTTCCGCCGCTTTGGCCAGCAACTCCCATTCACGCTGGATGTCGTTGGCTGCGGCGGTGAGGGTTCCGGCAGAGCGTTCGGCAGAGCCGCTCATATCGTCGAGAACCCGGATCAGGGAGCTTTTTACAGTTTCACTCAGCAACTGGCCCCGATCAGCCAACTCCCGGAATGCGCCGCCGGGCAATCCCGCTGCTTTTTCCATTTTTATCATCAGGCCCGGGATTGGGTCGGTAACCTGGTGCAACTCGTCCATTTGCGAATTGGTCGTGGACAATACCTGCGACAACCCTTCCAGCACCAAACTGAGGCGGTCAGTATTTAGGCCGTACGCGGTCTGCGCGTTTGAGAGACCCTCGATAATTTTGGTGCCCTGCTCCCGGGTCAGAATGCCCGCCTCCTCCAGGGTCAGGATTTTGGCGTAACCGTCTGACAGGCTGGTCAGGGTTTTGTGGTGTCGTTCTGCCAGGTTGATGAGGTAGGATTCTGCCTCGGAAAATGTATTGGTAGCGTCGGTGACCGCGTGCAATCGCTGTTCCATGTCCTGCATCCGTTGGGCGGTTTCAACCAGGCTGTGCATTGAGTGGGTCAATGCGTCAACGGCAATAACCCCTGCGCCTAATCGCGTCAATGCGCCGCCCAGGCGGTCAAATCCGTCCGCTGCCTGGGTGGTTGCCCGAGCGCTGTTGGCAGCCGATCTGCCTGCGTTTTCCATGTGGCGCAGGGCTTGACTGCCTGCCTCGCCAGCACGCGACAGTCGATCCATGGCCCGGCTGGCGTCCGTGCCCAGCCGTTCGATCATCCCGGCAGCACTGGCAGTGCTGGCCCGGGCGGCCTGCATTTCTCTCGCCATGCGTTCAACCTCAGCCACCATGCTCCGCAGTTGAGACTCGGTGCGGGCAGCACCGGGGCCAACAGCGGCATCGTCGTAGCCGATTCTGATGTTGAAGTTGAGGTTTTGCGATGCCATTTCGTGGTGTCGTGTGGTTTTTAGGCGGTGGGTTGGCGATCCCGCAGGATGCCGATAGCGGTTTGTTCCAGAGTGCGGATGCCGTGGAACAGCGTCGTTTTATGACGGTCGGGGATGTCCAGCAAAAACATGACCTCTCTAATATCACCGGGTCGAATGCCGACCGGTTGCCCCATAGGGCTATACTCCCAGTTCAGATTCAAAAACACCCGGACCGTATCGACGTTGGGTTGATAGACGGGCGGTTTCGAGCAGGTTGCGCCGCGTTGAACACATAGCCCGCGACAGGAGCGGCAATACTCCGCTCCGTCGGCGGCATACAGATACCGGGCTATGTCGGTGAGTTTTTTACCAGAAATTCACCGCGCAGAATCCCGACCCACGCATCGTCCAGTGCCCGCATAAAAATCGGGTTTCTCATGCGTTTTTCCAGGGTAACCCGGTTGAACTCGTTTTCACCGGGTATGTTGCGCCAATCCTCGATAAAATCCGAGATTTTATGGTTTTCCAGATTATCAAAATCCGGGATGCGAAATTTGATTTCACCGGTGATGGGTGTGATTTTCTCGCCATCGTCAGACGGGAACTTGAAGATGACTTTTTGCCAGACGGCGTATGCAGTGTCGAAGTTATACATGAGGAGGCTCCGTTAGGTGATTTGGATTAGGTTGCGGGGATGGTGATTGCACCAGTCGCATTGGCAAGGGGGGCGGTAGGCGACAGCATCGTGATGACCATGGAATTTTCTGTGGAGTCCGCGATGTACGCCTTGAATGAAAATGCCACTTTGATACCGCCGGGGCCGGCCACCTCGGGTGAGGTGCGTTCCAGTAGTGCGTTGGGGATTTCAATGGTGAGCTTTTCTTTGCCAAGGGTTCCATCTGAACTGGCTGAATGCAGTGTTTTTGCGAATATAATTTTTATACTAACTTTCGCATTTGTTTCCGCTTTAGTCAGCAATGTTGCGGTGCTGGCGTTATCGATGGAATCGTCGAATATGGCGGACAACTGGCCGGTGACGGTTTGAAACCCGGCGGGCAAATCAGATCGTTTGCCATCGGCTTTGATGGTATACATGGATTCATCCAGTGCGTTACTGAGCGAAACAGAGAGCGACTCAATGTTGCTGGATGACGTGTTATCGATCTGGATCAGGCAATGGTATGATGAAAACGGCGTAAAACCGGATACATTAAAAGGGGCGGAATCCAATGCCGTGGCTGAAATATCGGCAGTTTGACCAATCACATCATAGCTGACTGTCACAAACCCGCTGTTCGGAACTTGCAGGTTCATGTTATTGATTTTGCAGCCCGTGAATTTTGAGTATTGAGCAGTGGCGGGCGCGTTGTCTCCGTAATTCATTTCAGCCGTAAATGACGGATGATTGGTCGAACCGGTTTTGAACGTATGAGTGTACGGTGCGGTCGCTCCTGAACCCGTATAACTCCCCAGGGCCGCATACAGCAAAAACATGCTGCCCTCAGTCGCCAGTTCGGTGGCTATTGAACCGGAGACGTTGATATTGCTCAGCGCCGGTTTCAGCCGTTCACGGCTGGAGCTGATCGTGTTGGAATCCAGCGATTGTTGCGAGACTTTCAGGGATTCGCTGACGAATGGCTGCTTAATTCCGGAGGTTCCTGCTGTGCCGTAGGTCGACTCAGTAAATAAAACCAGCGATGTCTGTGTACCGTATGCAATGGCCATGATTGATATGCCTCGTTAAACTGCGGTAAAACCTTTCCGCTGCAAAACCTGAATCAGGTCGGCATCGGTCTGGGTGTTGAATGTGTAATCTGTTTTGAAAAAATACTGACCGCACGCCTCGTACCCGTCCAGGCCCGGATGACGCAGGGTAATGGTGGTGGGCGCGGGTGGCGGGTTTGTTTTGACCGGTGTGGGTGCCGGTGTGGGGCTGGTGGTGTCTGTGGTGGTGGTCATTGGATGTATCTCTCAGTTGTCAGTCCTAAAACGGTGGCGTGGCAAATCGCGCCCGCGAATTGCGCCAGGCCAGTATCAATAATCTCAATTCCGGCGCGGTCGTCGGTGGTGGTGGTCAGTCCGGCAATACCTAAATCCCGGAACACCCTGAATTTGTCGCGGATACTATCCAGCATGGCGTTGAATTCCAGGGCCGATTGGCCGCCTTCGCTGACCTCCCAGAATCCCAGTATCCGCCAGTTCACCCGCTCGACATTCTGGAATGCGCCCAGCGTGCCGAGGGTTCCCGGCACTTCGACCAGGCTGTCCCGGAGTACGGCCCATCCACGGATTCGGCCATTGAGGAGGTATCGTGCGGTCAGTTCCTGCGCCTGCCGGTGGTACGGTTCGTGGTCGAAAACCTGGCCGATGTCGGTGATGGTTTTCAGTGTGGCCACAATGGCCGCCTGCACAGCGTCGGTCATGGGGTGTTGGCCTGGTTGCGGTTGGGCCTGACGTTGACCTCGTAATTGAGTTCACGGGCAAAATTCACCTCCAGTCGCTCGCCACCCGACTCAATGCGGCGGGCCTGCACCACTGCCTCGGCCACACCGTTCAGCGGTACGGCGAGTTCCCGAATTGGCAGGTTAGGTTGCCACGTGTGTTTGCGGTTGCGACTCCAGTGCGTGAGTGGCGGCTGGCGTTCAAACACGCCGACGTGGCCCGATTGCATCCTGGCCACAAATGCGTGGGGGTAGTTGACCCCTCGAAAATCCACCCCGTTCGGGAACCGGTTTCGCGGTTTACCCATGTAGACAAAGGCCATGTCGTTGTAGCCGACCCAGACAATACCCAGTTCCGGTTTGATGACCGGGGTGCGAACCCGTCCGCGTCCGCCGGGGGGCGGCCCCAGTAGTTTTTGGGTGATGCGGTTTGCGGTGGCAATGCCGCGCTTCACGTCTTTTGATACTTGCCGGGTCGTGATTTTGATGGCCCGGCGTTTAGCGCGAATGACTTGGTTCGGGAGTTCGGAGAAACTCTCCAGAATCCGGGCAACCTGGCGCGGATTGACTTGCGTCTCAATCATTCGACGAACTTCCTCAGTAGGCAGTGGGTCAGGCCGGTGTCGTCCATTTCGACCGACAGAATGATGTAAATGTGGTCGCCGTCCAGCACTCGGGCGCCCTCCTGTGCGTCAGTAGCGGCGAACTCGCTGGACAGAAACCGGGCGTGGGCGTCGCACATGCGAACCGGTGCCTGGTTGATCGTGTCGTCACGCCAGCGGATGGTGTCCAGCAGTCCGACGATTGGATACGGCCACACGTCTGTTTCCACCACCAGTTCACGGGCACCAATCAGCGGATTTTTGACCGTGGCGGTGTTGAGGGTGGCGGCCAGTGCGTTCCAGGTTGTCATGGTTTTTTGCCGTCCATCACCAGCGCCAGCAACTGATCGCTGAACTGGGTCGCAATCACTGCAATCGCGCCCATCATCCAGCGTAGCGCGGTTTTCACTGCCGCGTGGTTGCGCTCCAGGGTTTCGATGCGCTCTTCCAGCAGTTCCATTCGTTCGGTGGCCTGCGCGGTCTGGGCCTGGGCAGATGTGATCAAACCCTCAACCCGCACCATCTGAGCGATCATCCCGTCAAATTTGCGGGTAAACTCGCCGAACCCCTCCAGGGTTTTGTCAACCCGGTCAACCCGGCCATCCAAATGCTCAATAGTCACCGAAAGTTTTGCGATAGCGACGGCGAGATCCCGGGTGTCGCTGTCAACCCGCGTAATGACCGGGCAGTGGTCGTCTGGCGGCGTCACGTGGGGGTTCCGTCCGCAGACAGCCACCCCAACACTGCAATGATCAGTGCAAATGTCAGGGTTTGGCTGTCAGGGGTTTCGCCGCGTGCCAGCAACGGTTCCAGGACGCTATACAGTGCCCCGGACAGGCCCGCCGTGGTCGTTTTCCAGTTGCGCGGTTTCATGGGCGGCTCCGTCGTGGTTACGCGATTTTGCTGTTGATGAGTTGCCAGGCAGTGCCGTCGCTCTGAAACTCGGCAAAATCACCGTCAGCATCGAGGGCGGTGTACGTGGCACCACCGTTGATGGTCTCGCTGCTGGCCGGATCCAGGGTGATGGCAAACGCACCGCCGCCGGCCTTTTTGACGCGGAGGACAGCGTGCAGCGGCACGGTGGCGACAGAGGGCAGCGCAACGGTTTTTGCAGCCGTATTGGCGACCAGCACGGTCGTGTGGCCGCCCATCAGATCAGCGGCAGTCAGGCTGGATGCCCCGGTGGCGGGCAGCATCAGCAGGCGAGGGCCTTCCTCGCTGAATTCCTGCAAAGCCACCTCTACCGTGGTGGCGGCGATTTCTGCTGAACGGAACGCCCAGCCGATAAACCAATCTCCCGGACTGGCAACACCGGCGGCAGTCTGCGTGGTTGCGTTCCAGAAAACAGCCTGGCCCGCCATAATGGGAGCGCCCAGGGTCTTGTTGACCAGGAACACGCCCTCGGTCTGGGCGGATCCGGTGGCACCGGGTAGAATATCCACCAGGGCGACGGCCATCTGCCGGGTGCCGATAGGGGTGGGCTGGCCACTCAGAATGGGTGTGCCGGTGGTGTTGGTGAGGTCGGCGATGCAGCCAGCCTGAATGTAATTATTTGCCATGATGGTCTCCGATTAGGTTGCGCCGTCGTTGTAATAAGCCCCTCGCCAGCCGATGCAGCCGATGCCGAACGGCAGCTCCACACGCCAGCGCAGGCCAGCGGTGCCAAAATCCTCTTCCTGTGCCATAGCCGGTTCACTCTGGCCGTTCAGGAATACGACTTCAAACGTCGGCATGATTGAGGGGTCAGCAAACATATACCAGCCGGTGCCGGACAGTTGACCGGTGTCAATCACCTCGCTAAACAGCGAACTGACCGGGTTAACCCGTTGCAATTTACCGGCTACGTCAGGATCGTAAGTCGAGGAATTGACGACGCGAATGGTTGAACCCAAGGTCACCGGGCCAAGCCATAACGTCGGCTTCACATCCAGGATTTCATTGCGGTTCAAATCGCGTTGCAGGGCCATGGCCTGGCGACCTGCATCGATGCTGGTAACGGTAGGAACACCGCCTGCCGTCACGTAGTTACCATGACCGGCATGAAATAGATTGAGACCGTCTTCATTCATCGTGGGGCCTTGGCCGCCGTTGCTGGTCAGCAGGCTGAAAAAGGCATGTTCGATGGTGCGTTTTGCGGCGCGTCCGAACAGAGCGGGCACATCGGCAAAAAATGAGATGTCGTCGTTGATCAGCACTTCCGGCGTGACGGCAATAATGTTGCCGTAACGGCTGACACTGATCTTTTCCTTTGCGCCGTCAGGAATGGCCTTCTGGCGGTATTCACCGGCTTCGTTCACCGGATCGATGTTGCCAATCGTGCCGGGGGTGATGCGGCTCCAGTCGCGGAAATCGGACACGGAACCCACTTTGCACAACCGAGACCAAACGTCAGGGGTAATCGTGTAGGCGTTCACCAATTGCTTGTGCAGGGTGTTTTCCAGCATTACGGAAAAATCCGAGGTGGTCTGACCGGCAGCCATGACCGGAAACCGGCTCAGTGCCCTGGCGGCAATGGCGGTTTGATCCATCCCATTGGTGCGAGTGCCTGATTTTTCGAGATACGCACGGGCCAGTTCGCTCAGGCGGTAGCCGTTGTACTGGTTGGCCGGATCCCGCTTTTCGGTACCGGCACGGGCACGGATGGCTTGCGCGGCACCGGCAATGAATTTTTCGGATTCGGTTTCACCGGATTCAATCCTGGGCGAATAGCCTGCCGGTACGACCGGCTCGGCTTGCCTGCCCAGGTGTTCCAGCAAAGCGGCGCGGGCCTGCTCGACGGTTTTGTTGCCGTCGTCCAGGTGGGCATCCAGCACTGCCTGAACGCCGTCGCGGGCGGTAAACGGCTGGAACGCGGCCCGGATGTCCTGGCGGCGGGTTTGTTCGGCAGCCAACGTACGGGCGCGAATGTCGGCCTCGTTCAGGGCTGCGTGAGGGGTGGTTGCGACCGGTTTTGTGTTGTCACCGGCTGGAATGTCGTTGGACATAGGTGGCTCCTGTGTGGGAGGGATGAAAAAACGCCCAGCCGGTGGGCTGTGGCGGGAGAGGGCGTGTGCCAGCAGCGCGGCTGAAACCGGCTGGGCGTCGGTGATTGTGTCGATGAACCCGGCAGCAAGGGCTTCATCTGCGGTGAAAAAATGATCCTTGCCGTCCATCAGCATTCGCGTAACCTGATCCACGCCGATGCGTGAACGCACCGAATAACAGGTGGCCATGGCTCTGGCGAATGCGTCCAGGGTGTCCGCCTGGTCACGCAACGTTTGTGCATTACCCGACGCGCCGACCCAAGGGGCGTGGATCATGAAAATGCCATTGCTGGCCATGCGGACCGTATCACCGGCCATTGCAATCAGTGACGCAACCGAGGCAGCGATCCCGTCTATTTCAACCGTGATTTTGGCGGGGTGACGGCGGAGGGCATTGAAAATGGCAATCCCGTCTGTGACGGAGCCACCGTAGGAGTTGATTCTGACTGTAATTTCATCAGCCGATATAGCTCCCAGGGCGTGTTGGAGCGTTTGGGCCGACGTGGTTTCCGAGTTCCAGCTTTCGCCGATGTCGCCATAAATCAATATCTCCGCGTGGTTGGGCGGGTTTTTGGCCAGTGCCTGGATCGTCCACCAGGCACCGGATGTCGTGTTCAAGGGGTGTGATGTTGCGCTCATGCGGGGTCTGCCTCGGGGTTCTGGGCGGGCGGGGTGTGCGGTTTTGCGGCGGTGGCGAGCGTCAGGTTGGCGTCATCCCATTGCTGCCGCCAGTGTTTTTCCTGTTCCAGCACGTCAAACGGGGATTGGCCACGGCGGCGAATGATCTCAGGGCCGGAGGCGTGACCGTTCAACTCCAGCTTCTCCCACGCGGACGCCTCTTTCAGCGGATCAATCCACGGCATCTGTGGGCCGATATACAGGGCGTCGTCGAGGGTGTTGGCGTCTACGCCGGGTGGAATCAAAATCAGCCCGGCAGCCAGGGCTGCGGTGAGGAATCCTTCGTATACGGGCCGGACAAACTGGCTGGTAAACTCCGACTGAATAGCGGCGTACACGCCCCAGGACTCGACTAACTCCTGCCGCTGCGCGGAATAGGTGCCGTTGTAGTTTTTCGAGAGGGACGAAAACGAACAGCCGATGCCCGACGCGACAGCGCGAAGCTGGCCGTTGCGGTGGCTTTCCAGATTGGAATTAGGGCGGGAGGTATCGATGGTGCCGATTTCTTCGCCCGGCAACAGATCATCGAAGATCATACCGGGTACAAATTTCATCGAACGCTGTACCGGCTGGCCGTTTTCGTAATCGGTGGGATATTCATCCGGCCTGCCTTTTTTGATGAAGGCGGCCATCGATGCGGCGACTTTGGCGGCGATCCGCTCCGACTCCTCGTAGTCCTTGATGTCGTCAAGGCGGGCCAACACCGAAGCAAAAACAGACACCCCACGGGCCTGCCTGAACCGGTCTACCAATTTTACGTGCAGGATATTCTGTGCAGGAATGCGCTTGGTGTCGGTTGAGCCTGGGTTGACCCTGTACATCTGCGAGGTTTGCCAATCGCCGGGGTGTTTACGGTACACGTGAAACGCGACCGGCCTGCCCCATTGATTACGTTCAACCCCGGCGGTGACCCAGGGTCCGTCCCACTGGTTCATATCCCAGGGCAGCAAATCAGCCTCAATCAACTCCAGGCTGAACGGCACCCGTGTGCCGTGATCCAGGGTTTGATTCAGACCAATCAGGGTTTGCGCCAGAAATTCGCCGTCGCGCAACCAGGCCCGTGCGGCCAGTCGCTGTGTGGCGGGCCAATCGTGGCACCACGTAACCTCCGGTTTTTTTGACCAATCCCGGAATAACTCCCGGATGGTATTGGCCAGGTCGGTATTGATGGTGCCGTCGGCGTTGCGGGGTTGTGGCTCGATCGTGATCCCGTGCGGCCCGACGATGTTGGCCGTCATCAGGGCCAGTGCGCCACGGGCCAGGTCGTGATTTTGCTCCAGGTGACGGGCCTGTTCGCGCAGGGTGCGGCCTGCACGCAACGTGGCGGTATCGCCGGACCCCGTTTCTTTGCGCCCCTTCCGGGTTTTTTCGGGCCTGGCCGCTTCATAATACGACAGCACCCGGCGGGCCTGGGCACGTTGGAGTGCCCAGGTGGGGGAGACGGCGGCGATCAGTTTGTCGAGTGGGCTACTCATCGGCAAATGACGCGGTTTGGTGGCGGATGGTCGGAATCGAGACAACGGTCAGTCTGGACTCCAGCATGACCACACGCTCCCAGTACACCACTTGTTGGCGCAACTGCTCGATTTCATGGGTTTCGACGCGGCGGCTACCGCTATCGCGCACCTCGATCACACGTGCAGCCAGGGCCGACTGGTACGCCGTTCGGGCGGCGTCCAGCATTTGTTGGGAGTACGAGAGGGTGGTTGGCGTGGTCATGAGTGCCACTGTATCCCGTCAGGGTTGTGAAATTCTAGGAAAAAATTTCACAATTTTTGGGTGGGCAGAAGGCAGAAGGCAGAAGGCGGCTTTGGTGACGCAATCAATTTCGTTGGCAGATTCCGCCGGCGTGGCGAGGGCATACCCCCGCAAAATTGCGGGGGTAGCAGTGAGGCTAGCATCCCCACCGGATCATGGGGATGCGGGTCGGGTCAGGTTACGAGTTGACCGCTGTCTGAAGCAGGGTGACGTCACCCTCTTCATACTCATCGTCGTCATCTGCGTCTTCCGGCCTGCTGGCATCGACCAGTGCCTGGGCCATTTCCAGCATATAGTACGCGGCCCAGGCGGAATCGCTGTCAACCTCATACGCAAGCTCTTGGATCAGATTCATGCTGGTGGCGATGAACGTGCTGGCTTGCGCCAGCGCGTCTTCGGTCTGCACGTCCGGGTTTACCGAAAACAGGGATGCGACGGTGGGCGAGGCAAACAAGTTTAACAGGCGGGTTTTTTGTAATTGCATGACGTGTTCTCCTTAGATTGAAAATTGAAGTGCAGCGTTTTCTGCGGCGCGGGCCGGGATGGCCCGGGCCTGCCTGCGTTCCCCCAGTGCCGCGATGCTGCGTTCGCAGTACTGGGAGATTCTGTGACTCATCCGGTCGGCCTCCATGATGTCCAACTTGTGGAGCAGTGCCCGGATGTCGCCGATAGCGGCGTCGTTGGATTGCTCGGGAGACGCCGCCAGGATGGATTGCAGCAGGTCGCACTGAGCGTTACTCACCTGGTTGGAAAACAGGTGAATCATGCGGGATACCCGGCGCAGGTCATCGACGATGACCGGCAGATGGTCTACGGTGAATGGGGCAGGGGATGGGTTGTTGGTTGCCAGGCGCAATGAACACCAAATGGTCTGGATGAACCGATCCCGCAACGGCAGGGTTTGCGTGATTTTCCAGATTACGCTCTGAAGGTTGCTCATGTCGTTTTGCGTGAGCAACTCCGGGCCGGCGGGCAGTGCCGGGCTGGTAGCTGCGGTGTTCCTGGGCAGATAATCACCCTCCAGGACAATGCGCTCCAGCAGCTCGCCCACCAGCACCATAGCCTGTGGAATCTGATCAACGGATAGATGCTCGACATCAATCACCCCCATTTTGAGATTGATGATTGAATGCGCGTCAGAATAGGACAGGGATCGGCCTTTACTTTCAGCCACCTTCACCAGGTTGCGAACCGCCTTGACGAGGGGTTTGCGATCGGCTGTGGTGGCCAGGGTGGCTTTGTCGATCTGATAGCGTCCGGTTTTGCGGATGGCGGGCAACACCTCCGAAGTGACCCATTTCTTGAACTTTCGGGCTTCGGGCTTGCGGCTGCCGAGGATCAAAGAATAGAGGCCGGATTCGTTGATGATGGTCATTTGCTGCTGACCGGAGGGGGTGTCAGTTAAAATGACACCCCTCTCGTCGTCATCAAGTCGCACTGTTGCTTGGCGGTTATTGCCAAGTTCGAGTGCTGCGCAAACGTCAGCGGCTATGAACCACGGTTCGCCGTCAATGGTGACGACGCGAAGTTGAGTAGATTCGGATTGAAAAATGGTGGGCGCGGTTGCGCCTTGGGCTTGATTGCTCATAAGTGCTTTCCAGTTACAGCATAATTAACCGCCAACCCAACGCTAATGGGCGGGCGACCGAACGAGAGTTAGCGTTACCGGGAAAGCACCGGCGAGCCTTGCGGCTCCTCCCGCCCAGCCACCCATAAACTGGATGTGCTTTGGGCACAAAAAAACCGCATGACTTTGACGATGCGGCTCTTGCCGCTTTCCACGGGACGCTAACCCCGGCTGTCCATGTGGGACAGCTGCGAATAGGATAGTCCGATTTTTTTGCGGTTGTCAACATTTTTTTCTGGCTCTGGCATCTGCGCGGGTGCTGCCTCAACGTCCTGAATTTTAAGGGCGTTCTGGCACTGGCACTATGAAGCCGTCCTTGTCCATTTCGTACATTTTGGCTTTGGTCGTCAAGCCAAGGTTGTTTTGGTACTCGTATTCGGAGTGCTCAAATCTGAGAGCTTCGGGCAAATCAGCGGTTTGTTCGATGATTTTCTCAATTGTCCATGTGGGACAGCGGGGAATAGGATAGCTGGCATCCACGCGCGTGCGGGCGCGGGCCCAGTCGCCACCACCTCGCCAGCCGGGTCGTTCCTGGCATCCACGCGCGTGCGGGCGCGGGGCACCCGTTACGGTTTGAAAGGGTGACGGGTGGCTGGCATCCACGCGCGTGCGGGCGCGGGGTTGACGGCGAAACCCGCAAACCAAACCGGCATCTGGCATCCACGCGCGTGCGGGCGCGGGAGAAGGCTCTGCGCCTGCGCGTTTGTTGGATGGCGTCTGTACAGACGCTCTGGGGTGTGCGTTCGCTATCCCCTTCCTGCTTCATCGAGGCTGGTTTCACGGTGCCGAAACACCGCCAGAGCCGTCCTCTCCACAGGCTGACACCGCAGACCCTGCGGCGTATTTGGCCAGGTTAATGGCCGCATTCATATTGCCTTCGTTTCTTTCAGGCGGCAGTCTCGCTACCACACTTCGCCGGAGATAATCCGGCAAACGGTGCTTTGCGAAATGCCGTACTGAACGGCTAAATCCTTTTGCTTGCACCGGGTTGCAAGGTAAACGGTGCGGATTTCCATGGCCTTTTCAGCCGTCATGTTTCTGTAGAATCGCTTGGGCCGGTATAACGCGCCAGATTTTGCTGCGGTTTTCGGCATTCTATTCATGACGGCTGTCCGGGTTTAGGTGATCACGATCCGGCGCACCAACCGGATAATGGCAACTTCGTGCAGAGGTTTCAGTTCCGTGTCCCCGTCGTTGGGGTGGGCGTACAGTGCCCAGGCATTGGTTGTTGTGGCGTGGCCCAGGGTGTCCGACCAGTACCAGGTCGGGCTGAACTCGGTGGTACGAAAGCTGAACCGTGACCATGCCGCCCGGTCGTTTTCGTACCAGGCAATGTCAATCGGGGCTTTGCGGTAGCCCCATATCGCAAACAGGTGCTCCAGTTCATCGCGGGACGGGATTGTCCAGGGCGCGTCCCATTCTGCGTGGGGGTGGTTTGGTGGGGTTGGGACGATGGCCGGGGTCGGCGGGACTGCCTCGATAATGCCCTTGTCGTCCAGACGCAACGTGGCAGTGTATTCGCCGAGCTCCTTCGGTGCCATCACCAGGGCTGCCCGCTGGCCGTCGTGGTACGTGATCCCTGAGAATATCCCGCCCGCAAGGGGGCTGCCGATCCGCCCAATGCCGGCCCTGCTGTAGGATGAAATAATGCTCATACTGCCCACCCCTGGGTTCCGCCCTGGCCGGTTTGATCCAGGGTGGGGTAATCCCACTCCTCGAAGAGGAGTATTATTTCGTTCGTAATAGAACGCGGCACGGTGTTCATCGCCAGGGACGAAAAATGGAACGCCAGAAAATGCGGCTTGTATTTTCCGAACGGGCTGGCTACTGTCAGCCAGCCTACAATCTTACCCTGCCCGTTGGGCCGCCAGATCGGCAACCGGACACAGCAAAATTCCGGCAGGTGACGGCCATTGGCCAGGATGCGGGTGTCGTTGACCTCCGGCGACAAATGCCGGGTTTCACCACGGCCTGCGTATTCGCGCAGGTACGGATCAAGGCTGTCCGGCAGGTCGGGTCCTGACCCGCCCGAACCGGACGCAAAACCGGTTACCGGTACCCGGTTGCTGTAGCAGTGATATTTGACTGCGGCATCAATGCCGCAGTGAACCGGCGCCGTGTAGGCCGGGATGATTCCGGTGGTGGTCATGATTTGCATGGTTTTTTCCTCGATCAATTTTCTAAACCCTCTGGAAAAACTCCCGTTTCCCAGCAGGACTGTGAGTGCGTGCTGCTCATCCGTGAGCGCAATGGACCGTACCTTGGTAGGTTGTTCTTTGAACGTGCCCTTGGGGCGGCCTCTGGTCATCGTTGGTAGTGGTTTGGGTTGTACCGCCTGATCAGCGGCTGGCGATTATTTTATGCTATTAAAAAATCGACAGTCAATAGCAATGATATTTTTTAATCGCCGAACGGCTGGCCGGTGGTGGCGTGGATGGCCTGGTTGCCTGTGAACCGCTGCCAGCGACGCACAGCGACATCGACGTATTGTGGGGCGAGTTCCATAGCGTAGCAGCGGCGGCCTGTTTGCTCGGCAGCAATGATGGTGGTGCCGGATCCGGAGAAGGGTTCGTAAATGCTGTCACCGGGCAGGCTGTTATTTTCTATGGGCCGCCTCATGCACTCGACTGGCTTTTGAGTGCCGTGCCCATGACCATGATCCTCTCGCGCCTTAATGTTCCATACCGTTGTCTGTTTGCGGTCGCCATTCCAATGGCCAGTCGCGCCTTTTTTTACGACGTACCACGCCGGTTCGTGTTGCCAGTGGTAATGGCCTCGGCCTAACCTGAATCTATCTTTTGACCATATAATCATTGCGCGGCATTGAAATCCGCATGATTCCAGGGAATCAAGCACTATGCTGGTGAATGTAGATGCATGCCACACATAGGCAACATCACCAGGAAAAAGAGACCATGCCTCACGCCAGTCAGCCCGGTCGTCGTTCAGTACTTTTCCTGATTTCAGCGAGTTATTGCTGGCGTGAGTTGGGTCGTATTCAACCCCATACGGCGGATCAGTAACCATAAGATGCGGTTGCCCCCCCCCTAACAGCTCGGCAACGTTGTCGGCATTAGTGCTATCACCGCACATCAGCCGATGCCGTCCCAGCAACCACACGTCACCTGGCGCAGTAACGATTTGGGTTTGTGCATCTGGCACATCATCCGGGTCGGTCTGGCCTTCCGGGGTTGCCTCACTCAGTGCCAGCATTTCGCTGATTTCATCATTATCAAACCCAATCAACTCCAGATCAAAATCCATGGATTGCAGGGTTTTGAGTTCCTGTGCCAGCAGGTCTTCATCCCATCCGGCCAGTTCTGCCAGTTTGTTATCCGCTAATACGTAAGCCTGGCGTTGAGCGGCAGTGAGTCCGGTCAGGATCAGGCATGGCACTTCAGGTAGCGCCAGGTGTTTGGCTGCCATGACCCGGCCATGACCGGCGATTATTTCGCCGGTTTCGTCGATCAGTACCGGATTGGTAAAGCCGAACTCGCGCATGGATGCCGCAATTTGCTGTACTTGTTGCTCGCTGTGCGTTCTCGCGTTGCGTGCATAAGGGATCAGTGATTCTGTTGGGCGTTTTTGTAGATTGGTATGTAAAACCGTCATCCCCATGCCTCCATCAGTTGTTCCATCGGGGTGGGGTCGCCAAAATCGAGCGCGGAGCCGCTTTGGTACTCGGTGATGTGGCTTTCGAAGAAATTCTTCTCTTTCTTCAGTTCGAGCATCTCCGATAGCCAGGGCAGTGGTTGGGCTGCGTGCAGTGGGAACAGCGGCTGCAATCCAATTTGCTCCAGCCGCAAGTTGACCAGGTAGCGCGTATGTTCGATGTGCAGTCGGGGGTTGTAGCCCGCCAGTTCGGGGATGGCGTGGGCCGCGTAGTCGCTCTCGGCCAGCGTCAGGCGGCTGAACATTTGCCGGATCGGTTCGGCTGCGCGGGCGTGGGCGCGGTGTTCGTCCAGCAGCTCTTGTATCAGCCGCAGGCCAAACTGAAAATGCGTCACTTCATCCCGGGCGATGTACAGCAACTGTTCGGCTGTGCCGGTCATTTTGCCCATCTGGCCCAGGCGCAGAATGGGCGAGAATCCGTGGTAGAACCAGATACCCTCCCATCCCAGGTAGAAAAATGCCAGGCCGGTGATGCGTTCAATCGGATCATCCGACAGGATTTTTTGCGCGTACTCGTTGCCGAATTTGAATTTTTGCAGAATGTACGGGCGCTGCTGGTAACGCTGATAAATGCTGGCATCGTCGAGTGCAAGGCACTCGATAATATGTTGGTAACTGTAGCTGTGCAGCGATTCATCGGCCATTTGGTGGCTCAGAAACAGCCGGATTTCAGGCGGGGTGAGAATATCGTAAATGCGGCTGGCCAGGTTCTCCTGGATCGCAAGGTCAGCCGTGGTGAGCGTGGCAAACACGTCCAGGAACATTTGTCGCTCTGAGTCAGTGAGGCTGGCAAACTGTGCCACATCCTGGCCCATTTTGATTTGTTCCGGGTTCCAGAAATTTTTGCGGGCCGTTTTGTACATTTCAAACGACCAGGGGTAACGCAGCGGTGACAAGTTGTAGGGTTCATCAGTTTTGAACAGGGTTTTCATGGGAAATACCTATGCGTGTTTTGAGTAGCGGGGGGATTTTCGGGAGTGGTGACCATGCGATGAAGCCTTGGCCCCAACAGCCGATGCAGGCGGTGCCGGTGTAGGTCAGGAGCAGGATTTTTTTGGCGAGTGGCGGCGGATCCGTGCGGGGATCACGCCAGGTTGCTGTGGGGGCGGTGACGGGTTTCATTTGAGTATCTGGTAAATCCGGCGTTTGCTGAGTCCATAACGCATGGCCAGTTCCGTGATATTGCGGCCGTTGTATGCGGCCCGGATTTGATCGGCGTCAGTGCGAGGGCGGAGTGGAACGTAAACGCTTTGGCCGCCGACCGTGGCCAGTAAATCCCGCACGATTTGATCAGCGATTTGTTCGGATTGGGGCTCGGTCAGGTGCGGCACGATGTGCTGGATAGTTCGAGAGACAGTCCACGTCCAGTTCAGAATCAGGTCGTCGCGGGTATTGTTCAAAACTGCCAGTCCTCGCGGGCAAAGCCGTTATTGGCGGGGGGTTTAACCGGCGGGCGCCGGGCAGGCGGGGGCTGAATAACCGGTGCGGTAGACGCAGTGGGTGCGGGGGATTGTGGGTTGGCTCGAGTCGGGCTAAGTGCTTGATCCAGTAGTTCCCATTTCGCGGCGGACAGGGTGTGATAGCGCAGTTCAGCGTGGTAGGCAGCGGCATAGGCATATACCAGGGTATCCAGCGGTTCGTTTCTGGCTCCCCGTTTTTTGACGAATCGGTTTTGTCGGGGGTCGAATGTCTCCGACACCAGGCCGGTAAAATAGTCCAGTTCCAGCTCATTGCTGAAATGCAGGCGGCGGCATGGGGCGTCTTTTTCGGCATCTACTGACATGAGCGAAAACAGGGCATGTTTGACGGCGACCGTGCCGACCTGGTACGCCGTGACCCCTTTTTTATCAGTGCGCCCCCGGTATGACACGTCGAGCAGTTTCGGTCGGGATAATACCGGGGCGTTGGCGGCGACAGCACCGGTAATCGCCATTGGGCGACGAATGCGGCGTTCCCGGCAGTAGTGCTTGACTGATTCTGAGCGGTGGCCGCCGGTATCAATCGCGGTGGCTTGAACGCTCAAATACGCGCCGTCATCGCGTGGCACTGGCGTATTCAATAGTTCGGTCAGGGTGACCCACACATCGGGTTCTGCCGGGTCGCCAGGTAATTCGACGTAATCCAGTACCCACGCCGTGAATCCGCGACCCCATCCGACCATTTGCACGGCCAACCGGTTGTCCTGGGTATCCACGCCTACAGTGATGGCGATCACGTCAGCGGGGGCGTGGCGCAAACGGTAGGGTTCGGCACGATCAGCCAGTACGTTGAAGCGGGCGGCTCGCAGGGAGCGATCTTCCCAGGGTTGTGCCAGGCGGTCGTTGATGAAAGTCTTTAGTCGGGCGGGGTCATTCTGGCAGTCGAGCCACATTCGAGCCAGTTCGGCCCATCGCGGGCCTAAGCCGAGTTGGTAGTACAGGCAGTTCAGGTTATATCCCCTGATTTTTCGCTCCGGGTGAGCAGGTACCCATTTGCCTGTGGCAATCATTTCGGTTTTGAGGTGTTCCTCGATCAGGACCCCGCAATCCTGGCAGACGTACCAAGCGTGGGATGCGTCCCGGTTCCATTTCAGGCCCGACCATTCCATGTGTTGCTCGTGATTGCAGTGGGGGCAGTTCACGTAATACCGGCGTTGATCGGATTTCTCCCAAAGCTCCTCGGTGCGGCTAATACCCTGAATTCCGGGGGTTGATATGTACAGTCGTTTGTATGTGGCCGGAAATGCGGATGTTCTTCCGATGAGCATATCCAGCGGATCGTCACCGCCAGTCAGGTTGACGCTGAACTCGTCGAGTTCGTCAACGATCAGGGTGCGGACGCTGGTGGATTTGAGTCGGGAGGGGCTGCCTGCATGTTCCAGGTAAAGCTGCCCGCCGGCGAAATCCTTGAACGTACGGGTATTGGATGCGTCCCGACTGGCCAGGGTTGTCAGGGTTTCCTGTACTACCGGGCATTCCTCGATCATTGGGTTGAGTTTTTGCTGAACCCATTTATTCATCGAGACCTCGCCCGGCAAACACACCATGATCGGGCCGGGATTGTGTTCCATTGAGTAACCGAGAATGTTAACCGCACATTCGGTTTTTCCAGCCTGAATGGGAAACATCAGTACGACATCCCGCACGGGTGAACGGGCCGACAGGCAATCCATGGGTTCTCGCAGGGGCGGGTTGCGGCTGGTGCGCCAGGGTCCCGGTTCAGCCGAACCTTTTTTCGATAGTATACGGTGTGAATCCGCCCACTCACTCACGGCCAAACTTTTGCGCGGGGCAAGGGCTTTCGCCAGGGCGGCATGGATGGTTTTGTGGGCGTTTTCGGGGGTCATCTTATTACCAGTCTAGTAGTTCCTTGGTTGTTTTTTTTAGTGCTATTCCGGTCAGGTTTCGTCGATTGCTGAAAAATTTTTTGTTTTTTTCCAGATTTTCACGACGGATGGCGGCTGCGCTTTTGCTGGGGGTGCGGTAACCGTTTTTTGTTTTTACGGTGCCTCGGCTTTCTGAACCAGTTGCCATAATTGATTTCTCCTCAAAAGTTTGTGGCTGGCTTGATAGGTGTTCAGGATGTTTGCCATCCATTTACGATGAAATGCGTATTGGATGGGGCAGTTATCGAGCGTGATTTGCTCGATATTCATGGAGGATCGCAGGTTTGCGCTGCCTCCGATGACCAGGTTCATGCCGCAGGTGGTGCGGATGAGGGTGATTTTTGTGTGAATTCCGGCGACAGCCAGCGTGAATGGGCCATCGCCCAGATGTTTAACGATGTCCTCAATTCCGTCTTTGCGTTCGTGCGCGAAAAAATAATCGCTGATGATTAGGCCGATTCTGCCTGTTTCTGACAATTTGTATTCCTGGACGGTTTTCAGGCTATCTACGTTTTGACTGGACATTGAGAGGGTGCTGATTATGATTTCGTCTGCAATCAGGTCGTTCTCAAAAAGGTAGGCCTCAATAAAATCGCCTGCAATAAAATCACCGGAAACAATCGCGTTGACATGTTCTCCGGTTTGGAGTTTTCCGATTTTTTGAGCCAGGTCTTGCGCCAGTTCGTATTTGACTGCTTTTGGTCGTTGGTAACGAGTGATTTTTACAAAATCATGCGTTGCTTCGGGTTGTTGTTTTTCTTCTTCCGTCAGATAGGCATCGGCAGGTATTATTTCCTCGTTTCCGGTATTGACGTTTTCAATGATTTCGTGGCTCGATTTATCTGTTAATTCGGCCGCAAATAATTCATCCATGTCAAATCCTGGCAAATCGATGTAGTTCAACTCTTCTGCCAGCAGGGTTTCATTCCAGCCCGAATTGAGTGCTATCTGATTGTCGGCAATGACGTATGCCCGTTTTTGCTGTTGGGTCAGGTGCGTGAGCCGAACGCATGGTATTGATTCAAGGCCCATACGTTTGGCTGCCATGACCCGTCCGTGACCTGCAATGATTTCGTTTTTTTCGTCAATCAGTACCGGGTTTGTAAATCCAAATTCGCGGATACTGGCAATTATTTGTGAGATTTGGGTATCGCTGTGAGTTCGGCTGTTTCGAGCGTACGGGATTAGTTGATCGGTGGGGAGGCTGTTTAATATCATGGGAACTGGCCCTGCAAAAACAGTTTTTTCTCCGCAAGGCGGCGTCGGGTCAGGCCGGTGAGGACGCGGCCAGAGGCCTTATTCCAGCGTTCGAACTGGTTGGCCGCCTCGTCGATTTTGGAGACGTTCAGCAGTTTCAGCAGGGTGGAACCGGCAAACGCTCCGCGCCCGACGTTGTAGCAAAACGATACCAGGGCACCGTGCTGGCAACTGGCCAGGTTGGCCCGGACCTTATGGCTGACGAAATCAGCGAACTCCTCCAGATCGTCCGCCAGCATCAAATCCGCCTCGGATTCGGTGAGGGCGGGGTATTGGGCCAGTGCGGCAGCGTGATCGTCCTCGCCCATCAGGAACGCCCCGGTGTCGGGGTCGCGCAGGGTTCTGCCCCAGCCGACCGTCCATATTCCTGCCGGGCAGAGTTTCGGCTGTAGGCCGATGACGGTTTCGTCGCCGTCGTGCAGGGATTCAAAGTGCTGGATCAATGCAATGGCCCGTTCGTCGATGGGCCAGGTGGTGGTAGTCATGGTGTCTCCGGGGGAGTGTGTGCGAGTTTTTGGAACTGGCGGGAGAGTTCCGCCAGCGTGAGTTCGACGTGATCCAGCAATGCGGTGCGGCAGCGCTGTTCGTCGGTTTCTGCCGCCAGTTGCGGCGAGAGGATGTCCGGCATCGCCTCCAGCCGTGCCCGGACAATGGTGGCAGCGGTGGCGACAATGCGGGCAACGTCGGCGGCACGGAGTAATTCGCCCGTGCTGATTTCGTAGTCCCGTTTAGCCGCCATGGCGTTGTATTTTTCGCGCAACGCCTTGCTGGCCTGGTACAGGGATCCCGCCTTGTCCGTTTTGAGTTCCTGGGTGATGTCCCCGGTGGGGGGCGGTGGCTGCGGGGCGGGTTGTTGTGCAGCGGCACGGTTTGCCGCGTGACGGTCAACCGTGCCCTGGCGGGACGGGTCTCGGGTTGCGTTGATGAGTTCTACGCTCTCCGCGACACGCACTCGCTGACCGTCGTCTGTCAGCACCACCCGGCCCGCCGTGATGAGCTGGGTGACGTAACCCCGTTTCACGTTGAGATACGCGGCAAATTCGGATTTTGACAGCGTACCGTCAGCGGCAACGATGATTTTCATGGTTTTATGGCCCTCAGAGCGTCGTGGTGGCGTTTTTCGTCATGGGTTGCGCCATGACTAGCGGGTTGCTGTTTTTTTCTGCCAGGGAGGGAGAGATGGATTCTTCCTCCTTTTTTCTTTCCCCACACGTTGAGAAATGTGATGTGTTTGGGGGATTTTGGGTTTGTGCAGGGTGCTGCGCGATTTGTGCAGGGTGGTGTGCAGGGTCAAATGTGCCGTGAACCCGCTAAAAATGCGGGGTGTGCAGGGTGTGCAGGGTGTGCAGGGTGTATACGTGTGCGTGAATGCGTTTGTGGTGTGGTGGGCGGAGTGTGTGCCTGCGTTTCCCGCGTACGTGTGCGTGAGACCCTGCACACCCTGCACAAGCGGCATTCTGACTGGGTTTTGACCCTGCACAGCACCCTGCACAGCACCCTGCACACCCTGCACAATCAGTTGATTTTGCATAAAATAAGCACCTTTTGTGGTTTAGCCGCCTTGATTCAGCCCGGCTTTGTAGTCCGAGACTGCGGCTCGGAACGCTGCGACGCACTCGCCCAGCCAGACTGATTCGGATTGTGCGCCTGGGGCGGCACTATGGGCCGGTACCAGGAACGTCTGCGGGTTTTTGGAGGGAGCCAGTCCGATCAAATAGCGTTTTCGCTCCTTGCTGCCAAATCCGCTTTTGGTTATTTTGTCGATTACTTTGTTGATCGGTGCCGCCTTGAACCCCGCCCGCTGGCAGAATGTCCGATAAACGTCGTAAATGTCCTCGGTCAGTGCAGGCACCACGGGTAAGCCGAGCGAACCGTCTGCCCACTCGATCCTGAACCGGTCAATCGAATCGCGGGATAAATCAATCAACTCCCGCTTTGCCTCCGTCATGGGGGGTTTTGCGTGTTCATCAAAATCCCCCATCTCGACCTGGAGCAAATAGTGATGCAGGGCGGCCCGGCCACCATTTTTTAGCTCTGCTACTACCTCATCGTAAAACGATTTTTTGAGTTTTGCGGGTGTCCAGACAATCGCGTGACGCCGGTCGTCTTCTTCCAGCACAGTAGGCATCCTTTCGTTACTCAGAAAAACCATATTGGCGTGGTTTTTCTCGTCGTATGCAGCGGCACCCTTGGGGTTAATGCGTATCCAGTCGCCGGTGACGAACGATTTCAGCTTGTTTTTTACATGAAACAATTCCTGCCGGGCCACCGTTTCGTCAGCGATCAAAAACAATTTCGCTGATGCCCAGTCGTTGAATTTGTCCTCCAGGCTATTCTGGTCGATAACCCGCCCATACCTGCCGTATATCGCCATCACGGTCTCAAAAAACAGGTTTTTGCCAGTGCCCTGTGGGCCGTGGACGACAATGGTCGTTTTCATTTTCGCCCCAGGGTTTTGAAGCGGGTATGCCAGCCATCTCACTATAAAATTGTACAGGGGCAGCGGATCCGATTCCCCCTCGCACATGTACATCAGCAAATCCAGCAACCTGGAGCAATCGCCCTCGGCAGGCTGAGTGGGCCATCCTGCCCACAGATTGCAACTGATCTCCGGGTCAGTGCCCGCCGGGTCAAACCCGACGCTCTCCAGCCGGACAATCCGGCGATCGGGCGATGCCTGCCATTCCCTGCCCAGTTCGCGGAACCGGCAGGCGTCCCTCATGCTGCCGAGCTTCATCAGCCGATGTTCCACGTGATCGAACACCATGCCGTCGCTGGCGTATACCAGGCTGAACCGGTCGAGGAGTTCATCGACTGTAGTGAATGGCTTTATCTCACCCCGCCCCCCCGACGGAGGTTCGCCCGCGCTGGCGGCAGGTTCGGCGTTCCATTGCAGTTGTTGCAGCGCGGCATCGATCTGATTCCTGACCAGGGATAGTCCCTCGATGCAGTGCAGGTCGTTGAAATCGGTAATTTTTGTGCCGGTGGCCTTGTATGCGTCAAACCGGGCCGCGTTATCACTAAACCGGGGAGCGACCCATGCGCCCTGCACCAGCAACGCCGATGAGCTGGCTGCCTCGATGCCGGCATTGCGGCAGCCATGCGGCTGGCCGCAGTGGCCGCAGGTTGCGCCGGCACTTTTCACGATGGGCTCTTTGCAGTGGCCGCACTGGCCAAAATCATCATCGTCGGCGCAAATCAGCCACCGGGTGCGTTTGTGTTGTTTCCGCAGTTCCCGCAGGTTCGGCTGAATCTGACTGTCGGAAAACGCGACCAGGACAGGCAGGCCGGTGGCGGCTCGCAGTGATGCCCCGGTGGCGTATCCCTCGGTGACCAGGCAGATCGGGCCGGGGGTGCCGATCCAGTGATGACCGCACTTGACTGCCGCGCCCTTTGGCCAGTACCGCTTATCCTTCCCCCCGTTTTTTTTGATTTCGTCCTGGCTATGTTCGCGCGAAAAAATCAGTTGCACGGCTGTCAGTCTGCAATCCGGCTGGTGTATCGGCACGACCAGATCGCCTCGATCCGTGTAGCGCACGCCGTAGCCCTGGATTTTTTTTCGCTCCAGGTAATCGCTGCGTCCGTCCGAGGACAGTGAATCCCAGAATGCCCGTGCCTCCGCTGCCGCTGCCGTTTCTCGGGCTCTCTCCCGTCGCTCGAACTCACGCTGGTCTGCCGCCATGCGCTCGCGTATAGCGGCACGCTGCTCTGCACTCATATCCGTGGGCAGCCCGCCAATTTTCTGGTAGCCGTTGTCCGAATTGCCGTCCCATATCCCGTAACCCCCGACAATCCAATCGTCGCCATTGTTTGAGATCAGGTGTAACCGATACCACCCCTGTTTATGCGGCCTCCCTTTGACTCTGGTTTTGACCTCGCGCCCACTGACCTCCAGTCGGGTCACGTCCAGGCCGTGGGCCTGGAGTTCTGCCAAAACGTCGCTGTAATTTTTCATCTTGCTCTCGTCAGATCATTCATCATCGCCCTTTTCGGGTCTTTTTTGTATGATGAAAAAACAAAACCCCCGTCAGAGTCCGCTGTCGAGGGTTTTGTGGCGTCAGTTTTGGCCAGATTCTGTACTAGCCGGGAATCCTGACTCCCGGAATAATTGTTGCCGACTGGCGTGGCTGACATCCTGCAGCGCCAGCAGGCGCAGATACGCCGACTCGGACAGACCCAGGCTGTCCCTGCGGTTGCGGATGGCGGCCCATTCAGTTGGGTTCACCAATACCTTCAGTGCAATGTCTCGTTTCTCGCTCATTGTCAGGTCCTCAAACATGTTCATCATCACGTACCCGGCCCGTGGTGGTTGATAAAAAAGCCGCCGACGAATCGGCGGCGAGCTTGGCGGCGGTAGGAAATCGTCGGTTAATCGGGGGGGTAAACGTCGGGGCGGGTCTCGTGTCGCCGTACCCGTCCACCGGTGATCTGCTCCAGCAGGAGTGCGTGTTTCGCTTGTGGCAGTACACGCCCAGTCACCCAGTGCGACACCGCGCCCTGACTGACCCCCAGTTGTTTAGCCAGGTCGGCCTGGCTCATTTGCATCAATTTGAGGTAATCACCGATCGTCATGCGCGAAAAATATAGCTGATAGTTGAATTTGTCAATAGCGATGATATTTGAGCGGGGCGTGAATCAGTGATAGCGTTCCGTTTCCCATCAACAATCCATTGAGTGATTAAAATATGATCAAAAAAACCAGACAGCGGGCGGCCCCCGCACAGTGGCAAATTGAAGATGCCGCGAGACTGAAAGCTCTATTTTTTGAGCGGAAACGCCTGGAGGGTCTGACCGAGGCTCAGTTTGCCGCCGATTTTTTCGATGGGGCATCCCAGGGCGCAGTGAATCATTACCTGACCGGGCGTCAGCCACTCAACCTGGACGCACTGATCCGTTTCAGCAAGGGCCTCGGCTGCCTGGCCAGTGAAATCAGTCCGCGCCTGAGCGAACGCCTCACCGATGCGCTGCACAGCGGCGTCCTGGAGCGGGCAGCCAGTTATTCACCCGAGGTGGCTGCCATCGCATCACTGGCGGAGTCCCTGGATGCCGAGGGTAAAAAAGCTGTTCGGCAAATTGCTCAAAATGAGAAACGGAATTTCGATCTGCGGCAGCAGATGGCCGAAATGGTAAAAAATCTACGCAACACCGCATAGCCTGCCAGGTTCGATTCGGTCTACCTGGTCTGATCGAACCCGACCTACCCAACCCGCCATGATGGCGGGTTTTTTTTTGCCTGTCGCATTCGTCATTGCAAAAAATTATATCACTGCTATTTACAACTAAAAATAGCAACGATATTATTTGCGCCAACGCTGTTCCTCGCGTTAGCCGGTAAACCGGCGCTTGTCAGACCACTCAGGGCAGGGAAGCCCTCTTTTTTTTCAAGAGGCAAAACGATGCGCTTTGTATTTATCAGTCGGCACCAGCCGACCGACGACCAGATCCGCCTGGCGGACGAACACGAAATTGAATTGATCCATGTCGGCGACACGGACGGATTCACCGTCACCGGCGATTGGGTGGATGCCAGCACCAGCCAGCATGTTGACGGCGTAGTGGTCGTTCACGCGGCAGCTGCGGTGCGGCTGCTGATGGAGGGGTATACGGTCGGCATTTTTGAAAACGCCAACCGGGCCGAAGTAGGCCAACCGCCCGAATTTAAGGCGGTTGCTCTGCACATTTACGACAAGGATTTCGGAGGCGACCATGAGTATTAAGATGTTGAAAAAAATGGGAGCGACTCTCAAAAACTTGTCACTCAGGTGGGCGGTATGGTGGAACCAGGTATTGCTGGCGATTGACGACTGGCTGATTTTGCGGCGGGTTGCCGCCATAAAAACTGCCGAAAAACGGGCGGGAAAAACCATTGAACGCTCGACCCGACGGCTAGTAAAGCTTCGCCTGGCTCAGGCAAACGCCATGGCCGATGCCAGCATGGCAGCAGCAACCCCGCGCAGACGACCGACCACCTGCGCTATTCGAGTCATCAGGCCATCTATATGATGGCCACATCGCTCCTTTGCCTCGCCCTGGTCGTCGCCAGGGAGGCAGGCGGGGAACCGCCCAACGTGCAACGAGCGGTGACCCACGTAGTTCGCAACCGCATGGCACACACCGGCAAATCGGTGTGTTATGTAACGAAGCTGCGCCAGCAATTCCAGCGGGCGCGGCGCAAGCCCGACATTGCGCTGATCGAACGGGTTGCTTCAGCATGGCGACAAGCCGACATCACCCACGGTGCTACCCATTTCCACGATCCCAGGCGCAAACCGGCCTGGGCCAGACACATGACCCAAACCGCCCACCTGGGGCGACTGCGGTTTTACAAATAGGGTTCGGGTTTTTTTTGGGTTGCATACCCACCGCAGGGATCATGGATGACTGGGCGGGCCGGAGTGAGACGTCGGCAACTGGGTTTTTTTCATGAATCCCGGTCAACACTCACACGAAATCGGGCCGGACTCGGGCTTGGGTTTCGGGATTCGCCGCCCTAAGCGGCGTTTTTTTTGAACGAGGCGGCTTTCCGCTGCACCGACGAGTTATATGCCGCCTTGATGAATACAGAATTGATGTTTTCGAGCGCAAATGATGTTTGGGCTACCCCGCAATGGTTGTTCGATGCGCTCAACAAAGAATTTGGATTTACCCTTGATCCGTGCAGCGACGGCACGAACGCCAAAACGGAAAAGTTCTTCTCGATCTACGATAGCGGGCTGCTGAAAGACTGGGGCACAGAAACAGTATTTATGAATCCGCCCTACAGCGAGTGCAAAAAATGGATGCAAAAGGCTTATGGAGCAGCGCAAGAAGGCGCGACAGTTGTTTGCCTTGTCCCTGCCAGAACCGACACCGAATGGTGGCACCGCTTCGCCATGAAAGGTGAAATCAGGTTGTTGCGGGGGCGGCTGAAATTTGGAGATGCCAAGAGTGCCGCACCGTTCCCGAGTGCCATCATTGTTTTCCGGCCCCGCGAATTCAAGATGGTGGCGTGCGACTTCTAACAATGTTGAGGCTGACATGACGACTACACCCAGCGTTTCACTGCTGTGGATCACTAATGATGCCGAGCAGCAAATGGCGTATGCGGGGCAGGTAAGCGGTAACTACCATCACCGTGCCCAGGACTACACCAATTTGTTTCGGTATCTCATAGGCCAACGTCGCTGGTCATCATTTGAGATGGCAGGGGCGTGTTTTGAGATTGTAACAACCCGTGGACTAGCTGCCGAAATCATGCGGCATGACTCGTTTGCGTTCCAGGAGCGCAGTCAGCGTTACCCGGCCTGCCCCGCGATTAGCCTGACGCGGGCACGGCGAGACGATAACCGCCCGGTTGCAGACGACGTGCAGGCTGAGTGGCTGGAGCGGCAACTCGACGTGCATCAGACCGTGCAGAATCATTATCAGTGGGCCACAGATCACGGCATTGCCCGTGAATGTGCCCAGACCATACTGCCGATGGCCAGCGTTACCGCGCTGATTATGAGCGGGTCAATCGGTGCCTGGATCCGGTATGTGAGTGCATGCGATGAAACCGTTATTCAGCCGGAACAGCGTCAAATTGCTGACGCAGTTCGTGAAATTTTGGGCTATGAACTGCCCGTTTTATCAGAAATACTGGAGTGGGGGAAAAGTGACTAGATCAAAACCAAAACTGAATCCTGAAATAAAAACCCTGGTTGAGGCATATTATGAATACCGGGGAATTGAATCTGAGCTCAGAAAGTCCGAAATTCTGATGCAGATTACGACCAAAACCGGCATCAGCCAGGATGCCGCGACTGAGCAGTTTCGTCTGCTGGTCGATCAAAAAATAATCACGCCGGTGGCGGTGGAAAACGACGTGACGCATTACAGGCTGTGCCTGGCAGCCGCTGCCCCGACGGCAGATAAAACTTCCAGCGCGATACTGACCAACATTATTCGGGGAAAGCGCTCGACTACCGTGGCAGAGCCAGTGCAATCGCCGGATCCGGTGTCTCAAGGCGTCCCGGCGGGGATCAACACTGTCACGTATACCCGATTCAAATCGTTTGACCGAGAGTTTGAGTCAATAGAGGATGCGATCGAGTATTCACTGGCTCCGGACTGCGAGATCCTCCGCTACATGGAGGAATATAAAATTGATCGCCGTCATCGCGGGCTGGTGGCGTGCCACGTCCGCCGGTTTTTGTCCTGGCGCCGCAAGGCGGAAGCGGGGGTGCGCGATGGCGCGACGGCGGTATGATGACATTCGGCCATGGATGATTCGCCTGAAATTGGTTGCCGAGCGGCTGAACACCACGCCGGAAACGCTCCGGCGATGGGCACGGGCCGGGATGCCGGTAGCAACCAGCAGTGGCGGGCATCTGCTGGCAAACCCGGACGAGGTTCGGCAGTGGCGGGAAAATGCGGAGTTTCGAGGAATTTATCGGCGGGTCGATATGACGTGCGAAACCGAGATGACTGTCGATGAGATCGCTGAGGCTGCGGGATTGACGGTGGGCCAGACACGGTCGGCGCTGGATTCTGCGATGCGTAAAGTGCGGCGGGCTGCCGTTGCGGCCCGGCTGGAGGCGTGGCTATGACTGCGCCCGCACCTCTCACCAGTCGGCGCCTGCTGCGTCTGCGGGACATTATCGGCTGCCCGCGACGCGGCATCGAGCCAATCATACCCGTCAGCGTATCTACCTTTTACAACTGGATGCGGGCTGGCATAATCCCGCAACCAATCCGCCTGGGGAAAACGTCACTGTGGCGCAGTGACGACATTGCGAGCTGCATTGATCGAATGGAAAGCGGCCCGGTGGTGGCCTTGTTGTCGCAGGCATCTGCAACGAACGAAAACAGCAAAAAATCATGAGGCACTATATTTTAGACGGTGGCACAGAGGTGCTGGATTGCCAAACCGGGTTGATCTGGCGGCGGGATTTTGCGGAAAACCTGACGTTTGACCAGGCCTTTGAGTATGCCGAGCGTGTGGCCAGGGAAACCGGCCAGGCGTGGCGAGTGCCGACCATAGACGAATTGGCCAGTCTAGTGGATCGTGGCCGGTGCAGTCCCGCTTCCGCATTCCCGGACATGCCGGGGTTGTGGTTTTGGTCGTCGTCGCCGTGCGTCGGCTTTACCCAAATCGCATGGATTGTCAGTTTCTTCGGTGGCTATGTCGACGGCGACCTCCGTTTCAACAACTTCGCGGTTCGGTTGGTTAGAACAGCGTAGCAATCTGCCGTTGCAAACCAACACCAGCCCGCTCCGGCGGGCTTTTTTATGCCGTCTGCCCTCCGCCGTCTGCCTGCCCGTTTAGACGCTTTTATCACCACTATCTACACAAAAACCGCGCCTCTTAACCCGCATTTTACCCAACTCGGGGGAGTACCTACCCTCCTGGCAAAAAACCGCCATCCCGTCCCGTCCAGCACGGGGGCGGGTACAGGGCAGGGCAAGGGGCGGACGATCCGACCAGGTGGATGGCGGGCAGGGCAAGGGG